TTTTGGCGTTGGTGGAGCCGCGGCATCAAAAAACAACACGACTCTCTTATCAGCGGGGCCAGCATATATATCAGTAACAACTAACACTACCGCATATATGGTTGCCTATGCTGTATGGTCAGGAACTTCAAGTGTGTCAGTCTACGGAGAAATAGTAGCTGAAAGGCAAGCGTAATTTATATGGTAAAAATTCATAACTTAAGGATGAGGTGATCAAATGTCTATAATAAGTGTTAAAACAATTCAAGCTGGGCTAGCTGGTGTATTGCCAAGCATTGCTTATATAAATACGTCTTCTACGATTGCAGAAATACAAGTTGCAGGTTATTTAAATAGCGTAGTTAAGAGTGGGGGTATTTCTTTCCAAATGCCATGCATGGCGGTCGTTAGTACGAAAGAAACGCCGACATCGCAGCCTCAGGTTGGGTGGTATGCTATAAATAATGTAGGTGATAATTGGTCATTAATTCCTTCAAGCTCAGGTTCTGGGGAAGTAATTCTTCCTACACAATTAAATCATATTACTGCTTTTGCAGATTCCCTTGGAACTATATATCAAAGTGTAGACACTATTATTCATGAAGGGAATATTCAAGTTGGGGCAGACGGCACAGATGGAAAATTAATAATATATCCTTTGGCGCCAGATGCTGGAACATTAATAATTAGAGCGCGATTTAATACGGGAAATACTAATATTACTATAGAAAATGCTGAGCATGGGCAAGAATCTGTATACACAATCCCAGATACTGGTGCTGCTTCTGCTGAATTCCTTATGAGTAAAGGTGTTGCCGCTACTGCATCTTTTACTACACTCAGTACTGGAGCAATTCCCGTCCCCATGGTTGACCCAGCGCAAAGTGAAATTCAAGTGGTTCCAGGGGCAGCGAATACAGCAATAATAGCAATTCAGCTAAAAGATGGAGCGGGGAATACAATAGCTAGAAGTGTAGGATTCCAACTTTACGCATCTATCGATGCAGATGGTATGACGTTGCAAGATTCGGCTTCCACTGGATTTAGTGTAATAGGCGAGGGCGTAAGTTTGGCTAATGGCACCGATGTAAGTATCATAATTAGTGGCGTAACAAGTGATTCAGGACAATGCGTTTTAAACCTTCTTGATACCGCTAAGAAAACCAGTTATCTTGTGTTAGTCGTGGGAGACGGTATTGCAGTTTCCGCACAATTGACTGCCGGAAGTTATGGTTAATCAGTATAAGGATAGTAAATGAATTTAGAAAAAGTACTAGAACGTATACACGAAATTGAAGACAGCATTGCAAAAGGGATGGCTCAACTTCATACCCTGCATGGCCATAAAGCAGAAATGCAACACTGGCTGCAAAAACTTCAAGAACCTGTAACAGAAGTGAATGAGAATCCAGAAAATCCTGCTTCTTAAAAGTAATCGGGGTGAGTTAATCACCCCGCTATAATTTCAAGGATGAAATAATGGGCGTTAAAATAAGCAATCTTCCTGTAATTGTCACACCAGCATTCACTGATATTTTCCCAGTTGTTCAATCGGGTGTAACGTATAAAGAGACATTTACACAATTATCTAGTTTGTTTGCAACAGCCGGAGATAATAGCAATATTACCTCAATCACCGGACTTACAACGCCACTATCTGTGCCTCAAGGGGGAACTGGAGTTACATCGTTTGGTACAGGAGTTGCCGCGGCATTAGGAGAAAATGTTAACGAAGCAGATGGCATTGCCATTAGCATAGTCTCAACTTTCGTTCCAACGCTAGAATTTGGGGGTTCATCTGTTGGAATAACATATAGTGACAGAAGAGGACATTGTGTAAAAGTTGGAAGAATGGTTTGTTTCTCTATAGACTTTACATTATCAAGCAAAGGCGCACAAACCGGAGCGGCAACTGTATCCGGGCTTCCCTACGCAACATTAACAAATAGCACACAAACATTTTCTACATCTCAAGCAGACGTGACGTATACAGGGGTTATTATTTCCCGATTAGACGGAAATGATACCAGTCTCACGCTTCAAGATTTAATTTCATCAACAGGCGAATTAGACCTTAATGATACCGCATTTACGGGTGCGTCTGTTATCAGAATTTCTGGTTCTTATATAACAGATGTATAGTATACATTAAATAATTGGCGTAATTAGTTCGTAACCACGACTTTTACGTCTCTTTATCATTTTATTAATGTATAACTGGGCTTCGTCTTGTGTTTGCACCGATACGTTTTTCTTACCACCAAGATTTGAATTACACCCACCCCAGCGGTAATTAAGCACAATATTAGTTCCATCTTTATCAACTGTGATTGTATAGAAGCGTGATTTTTCGTGATTGAGCCATTTGTAAATATTAGTCATCATCTAATAAGTCCCCTACGGCGGTTTTGATTTTTGTTAACTCTTCCTTGTCTACGTGAAAATTAATATCTTGTACGTCTATCTCATTACCATCAATGTCATAAAATCTCAAAGTATGCACCTTTTAACAGCAAGGGATGGCATAGTATAAAATTATGATCTGGGGTGCAAGTTTATTTTTTGTTTGCAATTCGCGAATCGCAAATGGTTAAACCAAAGTCAAGAAATATCTTCTGACAAATCGTCTGTCATGCGTCAAGGTTTCTGTCATGCTCAATTAGAAAACATATTAAACTTATAGGTGAGATTTAATACTAAAAACCGGTATAAACATTAGTCAAATAGTTAGTACTAATTTAATACTAATTTGCATTAATTTAGTATTTTGTAAGTTATTGATTTTTAAAGATATGGTAAGTTAGGTCTGGTTATTCCAATAACTACGTTTTTTTGTCTAATACATGTTATACTCAGACATTTGGAATAGTTAAATGTTATTAATTTGCAATCGTCACAGTATAGCTGAGCACAGTTTATCGGGCAAAATAAAGCAAAGATGGAAGTGTAAACAATGCGATTATCTTTATTCAAGAAAATATTTAGAGAATTTAAAAATTAAAGCTATAAAATATGGAGGTGGTGAGTGCAGAAAATGTGGTTATGACAAATGTTGGAGTGCTTTGCATTTTCATCATATAGACCCTAAAAATAAAGAATTTGCTATTTTTGAATGCCGTCCTGGATATAAAAAAACTAGGAATTGGGATAAGTTAAAAGTTGAGATAGATAAATGCATATTGCTTTGTGCCAATTGCCACACCGAATTACATTCAAAGGATGAAAGGCAAAATATCCCTAAAATAAAACAATTTAATTTGACTCCTACTAAAATTGAATCGTACAATAAATTTATATTAAAGAGCAGAAAGACAGTAGATGAATGTTTAAAAGAGATATTATCTAATCCTGAAAACATTCATATAGAACCAGAATCAGAAGAAAAGAATATCGTGAGAGAATTTTATAAAGATTTGATTATCCAATTAGAAAAATTATCTGCTTCTATTTCTACAAATCCCCCATGATCAGACTTAAGGATTATCTAGAATTTTTCATTTCAATATCTCTAATGATTTGCTCTAAATCAGGATTAGAATAAGCGGCTTGACAAAGATTTCTCCATTCATCCCATGAAATATGTTTCACTCTATCCGAAGAAAAAACTTTTATGCGAACTGTTTTTTGTTTATGGAGGTGAACTTTTTGGGTGTATTCTACGCCTTTCAATATCGCATTAAATCTTCATCTCGCAATGGAAAGTTTATTTCTATTTCGTCATTCATCTATAAAATTCTCCTAATCCATCCAATCAGGTTTTCTATTCAAAAACCCTATAGGAAATGTTTGATTTTCGTCATTGTACTTGATTGTCATGATTACCATATATGTATCCCATTCTATCCGGTCATCATAAACATATTTCTTGAATTTAAATCCAACTATTGGAGCTTCCCAATCCCAAGTGGATTCTATATACATCGTTAAATGCTCAATTGAATTAATTTCTGTTACGGTTTCCATAGATTTGTCTAAACTGCCACGGTGGTCTCTATATAAAAGTGGTAGGTTTGTCATCTATAAAACTCTCCGCATTTTTTGCATTTACACTGAGGTGGCGTTCTGTAATAGCAGTTGCCATCATCTTCATGTTGACATTCTCTCTCAATCCCGCAATCACGGCATTTATCTCGAACCCATAGATGCTCGCAGTAATCTGATATTTTTGGTGCTTTTATTTCTTCATATTTATCGATCATGGATTGTATTTTTATTTCTAGATCAGAATTCCAGCCTTTATTTCGACTATTCCATTTCGGTGGTAATCTGCTTAATCCTTCTATTATTTTTTCTAGCTCTTTTTTCGTAAAGTCATTCATTTCAATAAATCCTGTATAGTCTCGATTCGTTTCAAGGCTAAACGCATAACTATTACCGCCGGAATCTGATCGTCATCATCAAGAGAGTTTATACCCTCCTGAATCTCAGAATGCATTTGTGCGAGTTCAAAGTGTACCGCTAGGTCTTCTTTATTTTCTTCATTCATCGCGCATCAACCCCACCATATCCTTACCATCCAGCCAATACTGAAGATATTTTTCCGCTTCTTCTTTGGTACGAAACAAATCAAGATTTGTAACATAACCAAACATATTATGAAGGATATATTTGGTTTGACCATCAATTAAGTCACTTCCAGTAATAACATTATACGAAACATTGCTATTGCATCTAGATAGGTAATAAACTCTTTCGCCTATATTAAAATCATTCATCTTCTAAGCCCAATTGTATTTTTAAATCCACTAAAAATTTATTAAAAGCATTAATTCTGGTTTTTGAACTCTCACAAAGATATAATAAGTGTTCTATTTCGCGATTCGTTACTCCCCACCCTGCATTATCTATAATCTTTTTAACTTCTTTATCAATGATTATAATATATGCATAATAATTAATTCTTTCGATAACGTCCTTCATTCTCATAGATTTACATCCTAAATTTAGCCCCGCACAATTTGAACATAGCTAAACCATGGGCTTGGGGAAGGGTAATAGGTATAGCACAAGTATAAAACCAGTATAAATTATACCTATTAGACTTGATCGGATTTGAATAATCGCCGCATACCATCTGCAAAACCATGTGCAGCTTCTTTTCTCCATCCCGTTAATTGACCTGTATCATGCAGCGACAAACCTAGTGTCATCCAGATTTTAAATACTTCATCTTGCGTAAATGGACGATTTTCTCTGCCGTTATAAGCTGCAACAACCGCCTGAGAATAACTACCATCATCAGGAAATAGTATAGAAATTGTGAGCAGTCCATCAGTTAATCCTTTCCCATCTGCCTCATTTTTTGAGTATCCTTCCGGTTTATCCTCAATATTTATATCGTAACGTAGTTTGTAATTATGCATTAATTTATTCTTCCTTTAATCCCATTTTAATAGCAAACGCCTCTTTTATTGCTTCTGCTATTTTATCATTATGTTCATTATCAACGCGTGATAAATTCTCTCGCAAAACATCAATGATTACGGCTCGCATATTAAAGCCATTGCAAATAATATCGTAGTGTATTTTGTTGGGGTCTATAGCAGAATACCTGTATTTGCTTATATTAGTAATAAGCTCATCTGTCATAATTAATCCTTTTATCAGAGATTATCAGAGATTAAATTCCCAATACTTAATAACCCAATATTTATGCGCCCTATTATCTATAAACTTCTTCATAACTTTCAATGAAAATGTCATATTTACACGGGTAAATCTCGTCTTTAATGCCCTTAATGATATAGTCTCCAATCTCTGCCCGCATTGCGCCCTCAAGTGTTTGCACCATGCAAAAACTCGGCATATTGGTAATCTTTAAAGTATCCAGGTCTTTGCTTGTCATAGCTGGATGATATGTTATGTGCTTATTTGTACTAAACCATTCTGGCTCATCATCAAAACCAAAACGGAAAGCCTCGATAACCAAAGGTCGTTTCATAAATTTTCGAGACAAACCCATCCCCTTTAAGTTCTTTAAGAGCTGATAATATAATGGTATATTCCATCAAGCAAATTATTCAAAGCATAAATGAAAGAAATCCGCAGGATGCGCCTAGGTGTTCTTAAGGAAATTAAGAATGTACGCATGTTCTTTGACCACATGGAGCATAACGTTAAACAAGGAAATCCTGAGCATATACAGCGTGCTTATATGTTTTTGACTCACATGGTGTTGCTTATGAATGAGGGTCAATTGACTCCTGACAGCATCGCACTGGATGTTGAACTTGCTAAGGAATTGCAGGATATTTAATAACTATTTTACCGACGCCAGATAAATGGTTATCAATTAAGGATTGATTATCTCTATATCTTCTCTTTGCGTATACTTCACCACATACAGTTTTCTTCCTGTTTCTTTCGCTGTTTTTTTTATAATCGGCATTAATTTCTGAATCATTTTTTCATCAATGAATACTAAAGGTATCATCCCTTGAGTACTCATTGCCGCCATTATTCCTTCTCCGCCATCGTCTTTTGATAAGACCGCATGAATTTCGTGTGCATTCTGTGTATTTTTTGGTATATGGTAATGTGTCATTTATTATCCTCTATTATTTCCGCTGACCATGGCATTTGCTGCATTTCACCAATCAATCCATAACTGCCTATTTCAAGAATGTAATGCTTGTGATATGAGCGTTGCTGTGGTGCTTCAACTTCTATTTGTGCATTTATCCAGTCAGCTATAGCGCATGCATCAGATTTAGCTAGATTAAGCTTTTCGCCCACATATTCACAATGAACAAATGGCTTCATTGTGGCTGTGAAGAAAAACGCGCCTTTCTTCTCTATTCCTACAAATAAGCCACATCTTGGGTATGCAGTTTTAAATGCTGCCATGCGGTACATTGTAGTGTTTGCTAAATCAATCCAGTTTAAGTATGGCTTATCCCATTCTTCTATGACCAAAGGCCATTTAACTTTTATCTCATTCATTAACTTTCCTAGCTCGCTTACACCTATCACACCAATATTCTTTTGGCATTTCTTGCTTGCCAGTTACGATGTAACCGCTGAATTTATGGCCTACTAAACAGCATATAAATCTATTCCACATTAGGCACTCTCGCTCTATCCATGATTTCGCATTTCTCTATCATATAATCCCGTATATGTTGAGGACTACAAAAATGCAATTCAGGGTATATCATTAATCCCGTATCGAGATTTACAGACCAATATATTCAATATTTCATCAGATTCTGGTGTCTTCATCATTTTTTCTTCTCACACCTTGTACACGGAAGTTTTTTATTCTGAAATAATTTCATTCCAGTATCAAGTTTTCCGACATAAGTGCGCTCATAAGTCCATACATGACCGAATATAAAACATCGTAATTTATTCCATATTTTCATCTTTGCATCCATCCTTAACCCATTGAATAGCTTTTTTATGGCCTTCTTCTGCTTCAATCCATGTAGAATATCGTTCGCAATAAATATCGCTTCCTTCCGCATCGAAAATCATGGTTTCGAATAGCAATGGCTTTCCACCAAAGTAATTATGATCAAGTCCTAAAAATACGGTAGATATGTGTTTATCATCAATATCAATTGAATCAACGCGCCTTCTTTGTCTTCCGTAAGTCTCTTCATATAGCTTAGACCATTCCGTTAGTTCGCATGGAACAACATTATTATTATCATCTAAAGTGTAAAACATATTCATTCAACCACCACCCAATCATCGGCCAATAAATCCTTAAATTCAGGAGAAAAACTAAATTCCTGCATATAGTGGTAAACAAGGTCTTTTTGTTCCTTGTCATAATAAATATACCATTCTCCCCATTCCTTTAGCCTAGCCTTAGAACCATTGTATAATTTATCTACAATCTCATGAAAAAAATATTCTTTATCATCGCCTAAAATAAACCAACCATCGCACATAAATATTGAGCTGTCATAGGAGTAAATCCTTATTGTTGGCCTATATGCTCTCGATTTACCCGTAATCTTGTCGACAGACAGGTACATTCTGTCCGCCAAACCTTGCGCCCACTTGCTTCTTGCAACTCTTTTCCCAGTCTTAAGCTCTGTCATTGCTTCACTGAATTTCATTTTAAATCCCTATCTCTATTAATCAAATTAGTCAATATTAAATCCATGTTGCCTTTTAGGTATTCTAGGGTCGTGTCTCTCAAGGCGTATATAAGCCCCTTGTTTATTAGTTTTGTTTTGTCTATCTGATTGTGTGTCATATATTCGTAAATAAGACGCCCTAAAGCCAAGTATGCCTCTTCTAATTCCTCTTTTCTCGACAAGTCATCCATTAAACCAATCCAAAAAAATGTAGTACCACAGGGATAATTATTGAGCCTAAAACAATACCGATAATTAAGTTTAGCTTATTATCCATGTGGTCAAATCTCTTTTCAATACTTAGAAATTTCTCATCATATTTTTTATCATTAAGTTTGAATTTCTCGCCATGAAGCCTTAATTGAACCTCATGCTCTATGTAATTCTCTTCTGACTTGCTTAAATTAGTCATCTTATCCCCTGACTATTGTTAATATAAGTCACCCTGACGGAATCGAACCGCCATCGGTCACTAAAAAGCGACACTCTACCATTGAGCTAAGGGTGTATAATTGGCGCCCAGTTGCCCTGAGAATCGAACAAAGGCTTTATAGTTTCATTGCGAACTTCCTCTATAAAGGTCACACCAGTGACGCGAGGGCATAATCTGTATTAAAAAGGAACATCGTCATCTAGCACATCTTCCCGAAACTTAGGAATTGGAACAATATTATCACTTGAAGATGAATTATCACGATTCAAATAATCATCAATCTTGTTCTTGTCTGGATATTTAGACCCTGCAGGCTTTCCGTTAAGCTTATCTATTGCAATTTCCTTACCATCTTCAAAAGAAACCTTAACCTTTACGCGTTTACCGATGACAGTTTCTGAGCAGAACTTCCCAGCTTCATATGTAGGGATAATGCCCGCAGACCCTGCGCAGTGTACAACTTTCCACATCATTGATTTAGTGAATACTAGGAAATCTCGCACTTCATGAGTCTTGCCATCTTCATCAAATACCGTCAAAACCATCGCCATCATTGGGTTCCCAGAGCTAGAAACCTTATCTTCTGATGCGCTTATAATCGCATCATACTCACCTTCTTTTATCAGTTGAAAGCGCTCTGCCATGGCTTGCTCTTCCGTTAAAACTTCGTAATTTAACATTCCTTATTCCCCTTTAATTTTAGACTGCAAATAATCTATGCACTTCTGAATCGCATCACGCGGCATTTCTTCAAACCCTTCACTACTAGCCTTGTCTAACCATTTTTGATACATTTCTGGGGGTACTTTGATTAAGTCTATTAGTCTGTTAATTTCAACAACCTGTTCTTTTGAAGCCAACTCTTGTGCAACAGCGTCTCTTTCAAGCACATCACGACCGTAACGTTTTGCTATTTCATCGTACGAAAATGGGAAGCTTTCGCCATCTGGAAACTGCTCTATACGAGATTTTTTAATTAATCCAATACGGTCTTTACCGCGCTTTTGTATTTCGAAAACAAGGTCAAAAAGGTAATCCAACTTTTTGTAACAATCAAACGTTTGACCTAATACTGCCAAATTCTTACCATACTCATTTTTGCTGTGTGACGTAATAATAACGTTCATATCAAGCCTAAACAGTAGGTTTAAAAGCTGCTTCATACGTTTATTAGCTTCACCGTAATGACGACCAAATTCGCTGCCAACTTTTGCTTCTGCTTTTTCAAGCAAATCGTTATACAGCAGTGTTAATGAATCTATTATTAACGTCTTATAATCGTGCTGCGTAGTTAGCAACTCACGAACTTCGCCAATCATTTCGTCAAAATCTACGGTCATCAGAACCGCACCGTCTACTTTTTCAATTTGCCTTACATATTGCGGTTTGTTAGTAGAGCCTTCCGTATCAATGATATACGGCTTTGGAAACTGAATAGCTGCCATCGTTTTACCGACACCTGCAGAACCATAAAATAAACATTTAAGGCGCTGTTCAATTGCCGATGGTTTCTTTGCTTTTAGAGCCATGTTATACCTCTCTTCTTGAATAAATTCGTTGCTTTGCTCTCTCTATAGCTTTATCAACAAATTTATTAAGCAAATCTTTATCATCTTTTGCGTACTCAATATAAGTTTTCATCCTGCAAATAATATCTAAATTATTATCCCTAACCTCTTTCAAAGTAATCTGTTCAATATTTTCTAGTTTTTCATTCATTTACTTACATCCTCACTATTATAATTATGACAATTTAATGTCTTCGGAATATCCCGGATGCGCACGATTAAATGCGCATAAGGCATACCCCGTAATTATCTAGCTTGCAAAAAGTATGGCGTATAATCTAAATCTTGGTCTCCTTCCTTTGCTTCCTCATATTCCATTACTAAAAGTTCTTCACATGCTTCGTTTAGTAGCTGTTGCAATGATTCTTGATAATAATTTAATATGTTCTTGCGTATTGTTTTTGCTAAAAACTCTCTTGTTTCTTCGCAGTCGTCTTTTAACATAGACAAAAGTGCGCACGTATAATCATTGTCTATTGCAAAATCATTACCGTTTACACATTCGGTAAGCTCGCGACCTGAGTAGTCTAAATACAGCGCGGCTAACTCTCCACGCTCTTCTTCGGGCAACTCATATAAGTCTAAATTGTACTCACCATCAAAGAAATTAGCGTAGGTTGATGCGAGTTCTGCAACAAAACTTAACAGTCGTTTTTCATGGCTCATATACTTAACTTCCCTGTGAAATTCAACTCCTAGGTCGAATGGATCGTCATTCATTGACGAAACTTGTTGATTTTTAATATTTGTTTGAGCTAAACTTTGTATGTTCATTTTATATCCTTAGTCCGGTTATTTATGTTCGAGGGGTGATTGCTTGCAGGCTTTCATCCCAATCTATATTGCTAATCTACTTTTTTACTTTCAACTTTCTTCATAAACTTATACAAAACATCCACAACAATACTCGTCATAGATTCTTCTTTTTTCATTGAAGTTTCTTTCAAAAAAACCCACAAATTACGTGGAATACGTGCAGAAAAATTCTTCAAATTATCAACATCTTTCATTTTGTTAATCTCCAAACTTTACATTGTTTATTGCTGATGTAAGTAACTTTAACATTGCTAATTTTTAAATGCAACAGTTATCTAGTAAATAGTTTAATTATTTTTTGGGCGTGAGATTACCGTGAGGTTAATTTAGAGATTAAGGAAGAATTATCTTTGAAAAAGAAGATTTTTAGTGCAGAATACGAAGGAGTTGCAGCAAGTTTTACATCATGTTCGCTTGCTGCGCGAATTTTTATTTCATAGTTGATTGATTCTCCACCTACCAAAGTTGAAATCAATCATTGTTACAACCGGATGCCAAGATTTGGCGAGTTACACGGCTTGATGCATCCAACACCAGAGGCAATTATAGCGATGAAAGATTACGAATACAACTACCCTGCATACATCAACATTCCTTTCTTTGTATTAAAAGACAAAAAACTAGACGCATTCAATAAACAATTATTTGCATTTTTCTGGAGTTTTTCTGTTGCTGGTAGAAAGATTGTTACGAGCAATGGGTATCTTTCGGGATTTCTTGATGTTACTGAAAGACATATTCAGAACTGTTTAAAATATCTTGAGGATATAGGTTATATCCAAAGAGTTATGAATGGAAATCACAGACGAATTGAAGTTTTATGTACAGTTAACACGCCAATTGATTTTGAAGATTCCCACGACCCAGATCCACAAAAAAAACTCAAAATAGTCGAGAAACATGATGATTTAGAGGGACGAACCACAGTTCGCCCCCCCCACGAACCACAGTTCGCCCCCCCACGAACTACAGTTCACCCATATATTAAAGCTTATAATAAAGAAGATATTAAAGAAAAAGATACACCTAAACCCAGCGCCCCCGCTAAAGCGGAGTCGGATAAGACTTTTTTATTAACCCTAGAAGACATGATAAAAGACAATCCTTACGGCATAGCAGCACAAATGCTCGCGGAATGGCTAATTATTCGTAAAAGGAAGAAGGCTCCTCTAACCCATTGCGCATGGAATAGAACCAACAAAGTACTTACAAGACTTGTAAACGACGGGCTTGATGCCATTGACTGCTTTGAGAGAATGGTAGCCAATGGTTGGCAGGGAATGGAATACAAGTATTTCGAACAAGAATTGAAATCCACACCAATTACAAGAAAATCGGATATTGATAAAGAAATAAGGGCGCGTGAACTAAAAGTTCAAGAAGAAAAGCGAAGAGAATTTGAAGCCCCAAAAAACGTCATAAATTCCATTATCCAGAGAACAGGGTTTTCAGAAGCCAATCAAAGATATCTTGAAGAACGTGAAAGGCTAGGCATGGACGCGCGTAAGCTACACGAGTACAACATGAAAAAACATCTAGAAAAAATTCAAGCGGGTGGATAAATGCATAAAGGGCTATGGATAGCTAGAAAGAACCACCTGTGTTGCATCATAAAGGAAATATCCGACAACTATGGCGGTGATGACCGAGAGTGGCTTAAAGGCCACTGTATGGAGCTTTTAGGAAGATATGCAGGGGAAGATATTGAGACTCCTATAGCTGTTTACCAGAAAATATTGGATTCTTACGTTTACACAATCAACGGATGGATGAAATGCAAATCGTGGTAATGACGGAGAACCAAGAACAAAAAGCGTTAGTAAAGTGGTTGAGCTATCATCCAGTTTTGAAAAGATTTTACTTGAAGCTAAACAACGAGGGTAAGCGCACCGAACAGCAGGGGTTTAATCTTAAATTGATGGGGTTGCGTCCCGGCGCTAGTGACATGCTGATATTTTATCCGACCAAAACATATCACGGGTTATTTTTGGAATTAAAACGCAATAAAAAATACACGCCGTCCGAAAGAAGCACAAATACTTGGGTTTTGCAAGAAGAATTTTTAAAATTGGTAAAAAGTGTTGGATTTTCAGGAGAATTTTGCTATGGTTATCTTGATGCTATAAAAATTATCGATGCTTATCTCCTGACGTAATTTTATGCTTAGTACCAAGTTTCATTATAAAACTCCTTGTTAAATACCCGGTGCATTGCCCCAGAAATGGGGCTAGTGCGTTCTATGATTTTCTTTTGTTAAATAAAACCTCACTAAACATCAAATCTAAATAATTATCACGTACCATTGCTTTCAATTCCTTGTTCTCTTTGCAAATCTTAATGTAGTCCTCCTCAAGTCGCGTAAAATACTCATTCTGTCTGTTGAGAGACTCTTGGGCGTAATCAACTTGGTTTAAAAAGTGATTGAGAGAGAATAGTTTTTTTGCTATATTCCAAATTGTCATTATCTTTACTCCTTGTTTGTTAATGATTTGCAGCACATTTTTCTCTTAAAGCAGTGTGCTGCGTTAGATTATCTACATCGCTAATAAATCGTCAATTGCTTCTTGTTCTGTACATCCATGACCTATCGGTTCACTACTTGGTGTCTCATAGTCAATCATTCCTCCATCGTAATCATCAAATATAGCCATCCATCCACCGTCAATGTCATAGTATGTTTGAATTATTCTTTGTTTGCTCATCGCTAATCCACCATAGTTGTAATTAAGTAATGTGTGCATTATTGCATTTAATAATGCATGAGTCAATAGTTATTTTTACATTTTTTAATCTTGTGATAAGCTAATAATAACTAACGCAAAAGGATGTTGAATGCCAAAGTTTAGCCAATCTTCTTTCTCAAAGCTTTCTAGCTGCCATATTGATTTACAAGTGCTATTTTATGAAGTCATTAAGAACTTTGATTGCACAATATTAGAGGGGTATCGCAATGAAAAAGACCAAGAAGAGGCGTTTGAAAAGGGCAATACAAAGGTTCATTATCCGCATGGCAAACATAATCGTACCCCTTCCTTAGCTGTAGATGTGATTCCATATCCGGTTGACTGGAAAGATAGTAAACTGCATTTATGGTTTGGCGGATATGTGCTAGGTATAGCTCAAATGCTGAAAGACCAAGGTAAAATGACACATTCGTTACGCTGGGGTGGCTCATGGGATGGTTTGGGTAAGCTTGATAAACCCGGACAACTCAACGACCCTGTGCATTTCGAACTTATGGAGTAATAGCCATGGCAATCAGAAAGGTTAAGCGGTTCATAAAGAAAAATCCTGCTTCTGCTTTATCTGTGCCTGCCGTACTTTGCTTTATACAATTTATCACTTATGCTGTGGAGATATACCGTAGTGGGGTGTTTGATAAAGCCGCGATGAATCAATTGCTGTCGTCTGTTGATGGATTTGAGGCAGTTTGTTTAGCTATAATAATGCTAGTATTACAAGATAAAAAAAAGTAATATTCGATCATTCACGCATTAAAGGATTAATGTAATGGCAGGTAAGCCAAATCCACCTAAAGTATATGCAAAAGAGCCTACAGGCAGGCCATTAAAGTTCACTCCTGAGCGACGCGCATCCATTATCGATGACATATCTAAATTCGTGCCCTATGAGCTAGCAGCTGAAGCCAACGGCATTACTGTTGCAACTTTGTACGATTGGCTTAAGACTGGTAGAGAACATGCAAATGAGGGAATAACATCTGATTACACTATCTTTTCTGACGGTCTAAAACGTGCCGAGGCTTCAAAAGTCATACTACACACCGGTAAAATATCAAATAATGTCGACAAATGGCAGGCTGATGCTTGGCTGTTAGAACGCCGTTGGCATAAGCATTTCAGCGCCAATGCTGGCATCAATGAACTCAATCAAAAGCTAGACACACTCATAGACGGGGATAAACGTGAAAAATTCAGAGAAGAAAAAAATGATGAAGAAGGCTGTTAAGAAAATGCATGGTGAGCATGAGAAGCATTTGCATGAGCTGCCAAAGGCTATGAAAGCAGAAAAGGGAAAGAAATAATGAGCGCTAAATACACATCAAATAAGCCAGACGGCTATCAAGCAACACGCAACAATATCTATCTTGAGCGTGAGCAGACACAACAAGTCCGCACATTCAAAGATGCTGGCGCATGTCGTAATCTGCGTGCTCAAAGCCGTGATAATTATGGACGTAAGGATTATAAATGACAGTTTTAGTAGATGCGCTTCAACAGATAGCGGTAAACGATATTAAAGGCTCGTTGAATAACATTCGTTGGTTTGCGTTAGGTGCTGCTCAGGCAAGCAGAGAGCAGGCTTTTCACGATATTTACTATAACTTGGGAAAAGTTATAGATACGCTTGATGAAAATAATGGAGAGGAACAATTATGAGTTTATTAATATCGTTTTTAGGTAGCCATTTGTTACCAGCGCTTGAAGCTGCATTTATAGCACATGAGCCTGAAATGCAAGAGGCTTTAGTTAATGAAGTTGCGACTCTTGTTGAGCATTTGGGAGGTTGGGTTGAGGCTAAATTGCATAAGAAAGAGGGTTAATCATGTCTGAGAAATGGATACAGAAAATGCATATGAAGAAAGGCGCATTACATAAAGAATTGGGTGTACCAGAAGGCAAGAAGATACCAGCTAAGAAGCTCAAGGCTGCTGAGAAAAGCAAGAATCCTACTGAGCGCAAGCGTGCTGTATTGGCTGAAACTTTGAAGAAAATTAGGAAATAATTATGGTTTCGTTAGTTGATGAGAGTGATGGATCTGTGATTAGCAATATTAGGGCTTCTTTAAAAGAGGTAAAGCTGTTTACTTTGGGTGCTTATTCAGGATCAAATAATATTGCTTTCTATGACATATCCGATAGATTATCTGCAATCATAGAAATGTTTGATAGGCCAGATAAACCATGCAAAGAGGTTATATAATGGAAGCCATTAAAAACAAGTGGATTGATAAGACTAAGGGCACGAAAGAGCCTGAGGCTAAGAAGAGGCCAGAGGCCAAAGACCCAAATGGCAGCCCCTACTCCTTCGCTGCTCGGGCTAATTACAAATCATCATTGCGCGGGATAAGAAAATAGATGCAATGCAAATCGTGTGGATACGGTGACTCTCGTGTGGTGGAAACCACGCAGAATGAACGCACAAATCTTGTTATGCGCAGACGTGAGTGCATCAAATGTGGTGTGCGCTATACTACACAAGAACGCATCCATGATAGACCGAATTATAAAACCCCTCCTCCAAAGACGGTGCTTGAGAAATGATTCTAACAGCCTCAGCCATTGCGCGCCGTATTGCAGAAATAGAAGAATCACGCCGTAAGGGTACAGAGCGACAGGTAACAATCAACGACACAGGGATGATAATACATGCTAGTGAACAGGATAAAGTCTATATTCCGACTGCGACCGGTCGTATTGCTCATGACGATGACCGCTTTGTCCGTGTCATTATGGGACCATATGGCAGTGGAAAATCTACGTGGGCAGCTACTGAAATTGTTAAGCGAGCCTGTTCAATGCCTGTGTGGCACAACGGGCGAAGACGATCTAGATGGGGAATCGTACGGAATACATCCGGTGAGCTATCAACCACCACTTTAGCTACATGGCTTGCATGGTTTGAAGAGCTAGGCGACATACGTAAGCGCCAAAAGCCCATAATGACCTATGAGCACACGTTTAATGATGGACGTGGCGTTGTAGAACTTGAGTTATTGTTCATCGCTCTTGACCGTCCTGAAGACGTTAGGAAGATTAAATCATTGGAATTGACTGGTTGCTATATTAATGAGCTATCAGAAGTACCGAAGGCTGCTCTTGCACACATGAAGGGTCGGGTTAATCGCTATCCGTCTAAAGCATTTTGTCATGATCCTTACTGGTCGGGCATTATTGCCGATACCAACCCGCCAGAAGATGACCATTGGATATTCAAAGACTTTGAAGAACAGGCGTTTGACCATCATGTCTTATTTAAACAACCACCGGGATTAATCAAGAATGACGATGACAAATGGGTTAGAAATCCTAATGCTGATAATGCTAGTCATTTACCTGATAACTACTATGAGATGTTGGCAGAAGGTCAAAGCCAAGAGTTTATTAAGGTATTTTGTCTTGGTGAATATGGAAGTGTGGGCTTTGGTAAAAGGGTTTATCCTGAATTCAATCCTGATTTTCATGCGGTTGATGTACTTACGGCGATACAGGGGGATTCGCTTATCCTTGGTTGGGATTTTGGCCTTACTCCTGCTTGCGTGGTCTTACAGTTATCAGCCCGTGGGCAGTTGCTCATCTTAAAAGAGTACGTAGGCGATGGCATGGGCATTAGAACATTTGCAGATTCTGTGGTTATCCCGGGATTGCTGAAAGATTTCCCATATTGCAAGGTTGGTGATTTATCTATAGCTGACCCTGCAGGTAACGCACGTGATCAGATAGTAGAAGAAATGTCATGCATTGGTGAGCTTAATTCTCTAGGCATACCAACGACCGCAGCACGCACTAACGACATTGACCCGCGCATAGGGTCTGTTAAGTACTTTCTGAACAAAATGGTTGATGGTAAGCCGGGATTATTGCTAGACAGGCGCAAATGTCCGACACTGTTTAAGGGTTTTGTAAAGGATTACGTCTTTGCACGAGTCGCCGTGTCTGGAGAAGAGCGTTACAAGGACAAGCCCAATAAGAATATGGCTTCACATCCCATGGATGCGTTGGGATATGCGTGTCTTGAGATAGCGAGTGACCGGATAGCGTTAGATAAGATGGGTGATAAGCCCGTGGTAGATATGTATAATCCTGTATTTAGGTGGCAATGATGCGAGTTAAAATAACCGTAGGAAATAATTTTGAAAATTACAAATCTGCCATCATCGTATCGGTAATACCGAATGAAGGGTGTGAAAATTTTGATGATATCCAGCAATATAATTGCTGCGCAGAAGTACCTTTTATGCAAATAAATGATTATCATTTTTCATCAATAGAAAGGTGCATTAATCTATGCCTAGAACTGTATGAAAAGTCATTAAAGGATAATAGTGAAAAATAGGATTGTATTGATATCACCAATCCTCATTGCGCTGGGAATTCTGGCAATAATTGGCACATATAAATACGATGATTGTAGACGCATTGGACATACAAAATTATATTGTTTATTAGATATGGGGTAGATTGTGAAACAAGAATCACTAGAAGATGAAATTAATTATATTAAAAATGATTTAACGAACTTTATTAAGTCTGTGCACAAAGAAATAAGAGAAGTTTATGCCTTGGTTGAATCTCAAAAAGAACAGCATGGAGAGGATATTAAATATTTATTTGCGCATCTTGAATTAAAACAACCTAAAAAAAGAGAATGCATGGAATGTGGTGGAATGGGCAAGAAAGAATGCCATCCAATCTCAGATTGCGGCCAAGATTATACCTGTCTTGCATGTGCTGGTAAAGGATATAGGTATCTATGATGAATGAAGAAATTTATCCTCAAAGTGTAGACTTTGAATACACGATAAGATGTAGCGCACATAACTTTAAGCCTTATGTTTATTGCGAGTTGTGCAGTATTAGGTCGCAAATGCATAAACTAGAAGAGAAGATTATGTTTAGAGCAAATCACGCTATTTCTCAAGCATTCATTGCTTTAAATGACAACTATAAAGACTTGCAAATACATAAAAAGATAATAGAAGAATTACAAATAGAGGTTAATTTACTTAAGGACAAATAATGGCAATTCAATCAGAAATAACCCTGATAATGGACTTTACAGGACAAAATAATGACGTAATACCACGCGTTGGAAGATTATATTGTCCTACGAGCACACTTGCAGAGGTAACCACGCTGGGTTTTCTGGATAATTATATTAAGAGCCAAAATATTGCATTAGTACCCACCGATTTTATTGCGGCAGTTGGTTCAGATGGGAGTCAGTGGTACAAACCAGTTGTTATTAGCGGGTTGCATCAATTAGTTGTTTTACCATAAGAATTATAAACAAAAGGAGCAACATAGATGTTATTTCAAGATGCATTATTAGAATTAAAAGCGGGCAAACCCATGAAGCGTACTAGCTGGGCAGATAGCGAAGGTTATTTGATGCTTATGCCGGGCATGGACTATGTGTGGAAAGTATTAGGCAAGCCCACACCAAATGCTGGAAACTTTATCTTTTGTGTAGATGATTTTTATGCAGAAGATTGGGTGGAATATACTGTACCTGTTGATGTTGAATGTGAAGTTTTAGACGCAATACCAGAATAAAAACCTCTTAGATTAGAGGTTAAAGCGTGACTTTGACATAAAATTGTTGAGGTCACGACATATTTATTAACGCTAAGGACGGCGTACGATGGAAATCATTGCAGAAGAACTGCCGATTGACGATATTGAAGAAATCAATGCAAAGCTATATGAGCGCATGGATGAAGCTGGAATTGATGAAGCCGAGGTTCTAAAGTCATGTCGTGAGGACATGGTGCTTTGGGATGGTTACTTTGGAGAGAATACCGTTCGTGGCAAAGACGATATGAACTTTGTGCTGCGTGACCAATGGTCAGCGGTAGAGCGTTCCGAGTTCAATAGATTATTCAAACCTGCAATGTCATTTAACAAGACATATGACCCCGTTAAAAAGATATTAGGCGAGCAACGTAAGAACAAGCCCGATTTATTAGTGCGCTCACTCACAGGCAAGTCAACTGAAAAACAAATAGATTTAAGGGCTGATTTAGTACGCACAATCTCATATCAATCACAAAATGATTTAGTGTACCAGACTGCATTTAGACAGTCCTTGCTGATGGGATTTGGAGCTTTTGAAATATGTTTAGAGTATGAAAATTCCCGCTCATTTAATCAAGTCATTCGATACGAGCTAATCCCAGACGTTACGCGCACATCATTTGACCCTATGGCCATGAAGCCACACAAAGGCGATGGTAACTTCTGCGCAAGACAGTATGTGTACACCAAAGAAGAATTCTATGCCACCTACCCTAACGTCATAAATCCCGTTAGTTATTCCGACCCACGTTCACTTTTAGACTTCCAATGGGAAACACGAGATACAATCGTAGTTTGCAAATATACCCGCAAAGAATGGTATCCCGTTAAGCTGTTTCTCTTATCCGATGGCCAAAGTGTCACAGAGGAAGAATGGGAAGAAATGCAACCTGATATTGAAATGCAACGCGAACTTGCAGACTCAAGTGAGGTTGTGGGCGATATAATACGCAAAGATATACCTGAAATTGTTGGCGAACGCATGAGCAAAGATTACAAGATTCGACAGTACATATTATGCCAAAATCAGGTAATTGAATTCACGGATTGGCCATCAAAATATCTTCCTATCATATTTGTAGATGGAGACTCAAACTTTATCAATGGCCAACAATACACACGTTCATTTATTCATGAAGCCAAAGATTCTCAGAAATTCGTGAACTATGTTGGCTCGGAAGTTGCAGCAGAAATCAAAAACCGCAGGCGTGAGCAATGGATTGGTACGGCCGATAACATTCAAGGCAATGAACAAATGTGGCGAAATCCTGAGTTACAAGCAGGTATTTTGATTGCAAAACCAGACCCTAAAACAGGTCAAATGCCACAGAAAATGCCACCATGGGAATTGTCGCAAACATTGCTTGCCCAATACCAAAGAGGTTGCCAAGATATACGAGAAATACTTGGATTTTCGGAATCTGAAGAACTTCAAGGGCGCGATATATCAGGAAAAGCAAGGCGTGAGCGCAAAATGGAAGGCTCGATGTCGGCATACATTTACTTCGATAATTTAAATCAGGCGATTGAGCAGGGCGGCAGGGTGGTGCTTGATTTATTACCAGTTATTGCCGGAGATCGTGAGCGTCATATGGTGGTATCTAAATCTGATGGGCGTACAGAATCTATCACATTAAACAAGATGACAAACATCACTGAGAATGGGAAACCTGTTCGTGAAAATGAATTGGATAGTGGAGATTATGATATTGAAATAGATACGGGACCTTCTTTCGCTGTGCAAAAAGAGGTGGCAATCGAATTCATGCAGCAAACACTAGCTGCTAACCCACAAGTATTTCCATTGATAGCCGACCTATGGGCTAAGAACTTAGACGTACAGTTTATGCCACAGATTGCAGAGCGCTTTAAATCTCTTGTGCCGCCTGAAATATTGGCCAAGGAAGAAGGTAAACCACCACCACCTCCAAAACCAAACCCTCAAGAAATGATGATGCAAATGGAAATGCAGGGCAAGATCGCAGAACTCAAGAACGACCAAGAGAAACTAGAGCTTGATAAACAGCGCCATAAATTAGA